TAGCCTTAAATGTTCCTGTCTTTAATAGTATATTACCTACCCCATCAGCTGGTGCTTTAAATCCTACAAGTTTTAAAAATCCATTACGTGCTGGTCTATAGTTCTTTGTTTGGAATACATCAAATGTATCTTGTCTGGTGTATACTACAGCATCTGTAGCAGACACAGAAGGTTCTCCCTTAACTGTAAAACTTGATGGCAAATCTTTAAATTGTATAAAATTAAATGTACCATCAGTTCTTAAGTTTGGATCTTTATTATTTTGTAAATGTTGTACAAAGTCTACTGCTTCTTGTTTAATATCAGCACCTTGTGCTAAGTTTTGATATTTATTAAATGATTGTACGGTTTCAAACAAAGGTTCTTTAATATAGTCTCGCATACCTTTTGTTAAACTTTCTACAGTAGGAGGGACATCAGTTCTAATATAACCTGACTCTGCTAACAAATAATATACATTAGATACATATTCTTTTGCTTGTTCGTTATTAACTTTTTTACCAGTAAATAAACCTAAGTTTTTTAAAATTTGTTTTTGTTGTGCAGTATTTAATTCTGAATTAGTAAACGGAAACTTATGTATAAGTAACATTCCACTATCTTTTGCACCACCATATATGTATGCATCTTTTTTAGCAAGTTCTTTTTTAATAGTCTGTAATGCTTCTTTAGTTAAATAATCTCTAAACTGTTCTGCTTTTAATGTTTGTAATTCTTTCTTACTTAATGGTTTAGATTCAAATCCTAAAGGAGACTCTACTCTAAACTGTGCTTCTTCATTTAATCTTTGCTTTATACCATAGGTATTGTAACTGTCTAATACATAAGACTTTCTTAAAATTAATCGTACTCTCTTACCATCTAATCTAGTAAATGCTTGATTGTATTTATTCTCTGCTCTACTAGCATTGATAGGTAATCCTTCTACACTAACTTTAGGTGCTGGTATAATCTGTAATCCATCACTAGATAAATCTATTAATAACTCTGGTCTATCTACAATGTTCTTTCTTACTTTTAAATATGAACCTAATCTATTCACACCTATATCTCTTAATGCCTGAACAGTATCTCCTTTACCTTTATACTTTGCAGTAAATAATTTTTGGAATGTAGGTAAATCATAATTACTATCTACTGCAAGTTTAGATATTTCTGTCATAAGAGTATCTGTATTTCTACCTATCTTATAACCACGCATTACATCTGCCATTAAACGTATATCATTATTCATTACCAGTGGTTCATTAATATCTTTATTGTCTACAGTTTTTAAAAATCCTTCATAGTCTAACCCTATGTCATTAATAATATCTTTTTTTATCTTGTCAAATTGTTTATTTCTTGCTGACTGAGTCACTCCTTCACCAGTTATAGCATCTTGTAATAATTGTTGTACAGGTTTTCTAAACTTAACATCTCTGCTACCTGCTATATTCAATACTCCAGGATTTTTTTCTATAAAATTTCTTAAATTAAGAACATCTTGTTTAGTATATTGCGTTTTTGCTGCCATAATAAATATTTTTTTATTAAGTCTTTTAGCTTCATTTACAGTTCTTCTTGAACCACGACCTCCTGCCGTAAACAAAATAGTAGCATTAGAATCCTGTATATTTTCAGTAGTTCTATTCATTAATCCTTGCAAACCAGTCGCTTCTGTTAATGTTAAATTAAATTCTTTAGCTATATCGCTAGGATTTTTTAATAAATTTCCATAAAAATCTTTATTAACTTTACCACCTGTAGATATTCCTAAATTTTTAGCAGCTAACAATCCACCATAGTCAGCACCTTCTTGCATTCCTGATATTATTTTAGTAACACCTTTTAATGTTGTTGTTTCTGTTGGTATATCATCTTTAAATTCTATAATAGGATCTTCTAATACTTGTGCTATTTTCTGTTCTTGTGCTTTTTTCTTTATAAATTCAAATTGTTCTTTACTTGCCTTAGGTAAGTCAATGTTATTTTCTTTAGCTATTTGTTTTATAAGGGCTATAGCTTCACCTTCTAATGTATTTCTTCTGTTGAAAATTTGTTGTTGTACTACGTTAATATGATTCTTAACATAGTTTTGATCATACGAAGTTAGTTTTGCAAAGTCTTTATCCTTACCTAAATCTTTTAATACTTGATCAACTGGTTTTGTAGGGTCTCCAAACTTGTTAAAGTTTTTATTTATATATCTAGTTCTATCTATAAATCCTCTATCTCTAGCAGTAGCACCAAAGAAAGCACCTAATAAATATTCATATACTTGTTCTGGTACTGGCAGTCCCTGTGCTGTAGCCATACCACCTTGAAATCCTGCACCCAATGCACCTTTCATAGCCATATTAATACCACGTAATTGTGTTTCTGTATCATATGCTTTTTGTGCTACACCTCTTACTATTTGTTGTCCTACTTTTTCTGTCTTAGGATTACCAAGTAAACGTGCTACATTTACATAATTACCTATAGTACCAAACAATGCACCAGCAGCAGCACCATGTATAGCAGTATCAGCCATAGCTTTAGGTCCATCTTTCCAGCTAGATACAGCCATAGCAACACCAAGATGCATAGATTGTTCACCTATATCTCTTACTCTAGCATTAGCAAATATACCTTTAGATAAGAAACCCATAGTATCTACATTTGCTCTACTCAAACTAGATTTAACATTATCTGATACAATATCTGCTATCTTCATTGGTATTGATTGTAATACAAATGTATCTGTACCTATTTCTTTTCTTAAAAATGATGGAGCTTTCTGACCAGCTTTTTGTAGTCCTTTAGATACAGCACCAGCACTACCACGACTAATAGCTTTAGCAGTAGCAATCGGTACATACTGTCCCATAGATAATACACTAGCAACAACGTCAGGTGCAAATCCAATTAAGTGTCCTACTTTATTAGCAATAGATTCTGCTGTGGTATCTGGGTCTTCTGCCCAACCAAGCGTAGTAAAACCTTCTACCATACCAGATACAAACTGATTTACTGTAGACATAAGATTAGCATCAGCTGCTTCTAGGTCTCTGTTAAAAGGCAACTCTACTTTCTTAAATTCTTTTGCCATAAAGTCTACCTCTTCTTCAGTAAATGAAGTAGGGTTAGCTCTATATATAAGATCTAACTGATTGTAGTATTGTTGCGGATTAAGTATACCTTTACTATAGGCATCTAGTGCTTTAATTAAATACGGATTTTTGTATTCCATTAATCCTCTATATTTGTAATAAGATTGTCAATTAAGCCTACCTGTGCATCAAGTCTAGCTAAAGTATTTTGTGAACGACCTTTTACAGTAAACAATCCACCCTCACCTCTTGACTCAAACACTGTGCTTTCATATAAATCTCTAGCATTTAATAAATTTTCTCTTTGTTGTTTCAAAGCAGAAACAGATTCTGCAATAATAGGATTGCTTGTTCCTCCAGTTAATTTAGCTGATGTTACTAACTTTTCATAGTATGCTTTTTGTTGATCATAGTTCTGTTCAAAAGTATCTAAAAAACTCTCTACATCATTATTAATTTTTCTTCTACCAAATCTATAACCAAACCCTGGTAATCCTTCTTCTTGAAATTCTTCTAATTTAGCTGAACTTAATTTAGAAGTAGGTATAGAAGTTACAGCAGCTTCATACCCTGTAAATCCTTGCTCTACTAATCTACCTGCTATACCAAGTTTAATGTTAGCAATAGCAGCATCTTGTTGTAGTTTTGCTGATTGCATATTCATTATCATATTACCAACTAAAGTATCTACAGACTCATCTTTTAATCCACTAGCTGCTTCTGTTACGGCTTTTAATCCAGCTAGTACGTCTTCACTATAACTCATTTTATCTCCTAACTAATGTCGTACATTTCTAATACGTTAATATTTCTACCACTGTATGCAGACAACTCCAATAAATTATTTTGTATATCTCTTAGTCTAGATTCTTTTTGTTGCTCTAACTGGTATTGTTCTGAACGCATACCTAAACTAGCTTGTTGTTGTCCTAATTGAAATTGGTCTTGTAAGTATGTAGCTGATTGTGTCACTGCTCCTGAACCTGCTAATCCTGTTCTAGCTGCAGTGTCAGTAACTTCTTTCATACCTTCTCGATATCCTGTAGCTGCTTGTCGTTGTCCAATGTCAAAGCCTTCTTCCAAAAACTCTCCTTGCTGTTGAACATCTTGAACTACATTACCTGCAGCACCTAATAACAAACCTTCTGATTTTCTAGCACGTTTTCTACGTCTTCTCATTTCTCTTTTTCTTCTACGTCTAGCACCAATGCTTGTAAAGAAACCACCTATTACACTAGCAGCTCCTAACGCAGGATTTGCTGCTACTGCAGCTTTATTAATTGCTCCTAATATACCGCTCATTGTTTCTCCTCTTTCTTAAATGGATTAAACTGCAAACCTAAATCTGTAGTTATATCCCATATACTAAAATTTTTACCTACTTCAACTTCTGCTGCTCTCTTTGCTAAAGAGTCTTGTTTAGCTCTTATATCTAATCCTTCTTCTAATTGAAATTGAAATCTTTTTTCTCTATCTTTCATAGATTCTTCTTTATAAAGTTCAAAAATAGTAGGAGGTACAGGAACTTCAGCATTCTCAGCTGCCTCTAATGCTGTAACTCTTTCAGCCTGTAAAGTACTGTCCATTTGTGCTTTCTGTGCTTCTACTGCAGCAACGTAACTTGGATCTACAGTTACATTATCTGCAGCCATAGCTTCATTTTCTCCTGCTATTTGCATTATTGATTTCTTTTTATCCTGTGCCATTATGCACTCTCCTTAATATTTTCTATTGCTTCTACAAAATCCTTTACTCTCACTGGTGTTTGTTTGTACCAACGAGAGTACCTCTCTTCTTCCTTATTTGCATACATGATTTCATCTATTGCTTTGTCATACTCTCTGTGACATAACGCTTTCCATGCTGCAGGAAATTTTCTAAACCATTTAGTACCTAACTGAAAGTTTACAGATGTTAATGCAATCTTAAACTCTGTATCAAATACATTTAATATTTTACATTGCTCGTTACAAGCATCTAATGATTTTTGTATATCGTTATCATACCATTCTTTAATTACAGATTCTTTTAATGGACAACCTACAGGATATAATTTTTTTTCTTCTGCAGATAATAAATGTCCTATACCACCAGTTGGTTTACCTAATGTATCTAAATAAACTACATTCTTGTATCCCTCACGTAATTTAATATGGTCATATAATTTTTGTCTAAAACTAATTTCTTTTGGTATTATCATTGTCCAAACCTCTTTAACATTCCTTGACCTGGTTGAAATTTACCTACAGTATAATTAACTTGAGTACCATCTGGTGATATATTTGTTAATTGTACTCCTTGTGTAATAGCATTTACTCTATCTGTTAAATTAAGATTAGCTATAACACCTTCTAAATCACCACTTAACATAGTAGCTATTTGTTCTAAGCTTTGATCTTCTAATTTAGTATTCAAATATTTATCATAAGCTTTTTTATATTTTGGGTCTGTATCTGCTAGTCTTTTAAATTCACTTCTAACCTTTGTATCAAGATCGTCTGCTTCAATTAAACCATCTATTACTTTTTGTTCTGGTGACCTAGTATCTGTTAATTCTTTTACTCCTTCTGTCAAAGCTTGAGAAGTTTTATATGCTTCCATACCAGCTGCAATATCAAACATAGCCCCTGGTATTCCACCCATATAACCTAAAGCACCCTTTTTAAACTCTCTTTCTTCTTCTTGTACTTCATCTCTTTTTTGTGCAGAATAAAAAGCCTGCATAATATTTTGTGCTTCTGTAGCCATTATATTTCTACCTCCTGTAACTGAGTTTTTTTCCATCTATCATTTACTTTTACATATAAAAATTCTTGATTACCCTCTACTACCACTTTCTTATCTCCGTCTTGTCCATCAGTATTAGATGGTCTAACATTATCTTGTTGTGTAGGTGTAGCAAATTGTTGTTTTACTTCTTCTATTTCTAACTGTACATTAGTTTGTCTACCAATACTATTTAAAATTTTAACACCTCTATTAAAAAATCTACTCATCGTGTCACCTTTTCTCTGTATACAATCTGTATATCGTTTACTTCAAAATTCGCATTTGTAGCGTTTGTTGTAGTTAAGGCTATACCTACCCCTACACAGTTCTTAAAAGTGTCAGGAAAGGCCATTTTAGTAGTTTTAAAGCCACCTGAGGACAACGTTCCAACATCAGTTAATGCTATTTCAGATGTATCTGTCTTTGTACCAAAGGCTTGCACTTTTACATTAGCACCTTCTTTATAATTAATATATAAACTATTGTAATTTTTATTTGTTGCAGCTGATCCCATATCAAATTCTTTAGACTTATATAACACTTGACCGCCATTCTTACTGCTAGGTGTCTTGTCCCATTTAGCTAAGTCTATAGTATCTGGATTGCCCATTAAGCCTGCTACTGATGACCACCAATATAAATCACCGTTATTAAAGTTTACTAAGTTTGTAATATCTCTATTGCCAAATACATTAGATTGTCTCCATGACTCTGACTTCAAATCATAAAATAATATATTTTGATTCTTATTAACTATAATTAATTCTTTGCTTTTGGGTAAATAACCAATTACATTGTTATCATGATAGTGTGTTGTTGACCAATCAGCAAGTTTAGGTTGTGCTACCTGAGATAAATTTATATCTACAACTTGTTGTCCATCATATATATATGCACCATATGTATTAAACCAAGCAACAAAACCTTCCCCCTTAACTACATGATAGTCTTTCTCACAACCTTTATGTTCATACTCAGCTTCTAAAAATTCTATATCTCTAGATACATTTATAATAAATAATTTATTTCTTTTAAACTGTAATAGTTTATTACCTAATGATTCTAATTTAATAATAGTGTCACCATCTTCTACTTCTACATCTATAAAAGTATTTTCTGGAAAGTTATCAAATTGATTTGGTAATGACTTTAATACTCTATCAGACTTAGTTACAAGTTTTCTTTCACTATCATAATACTGTACATTACCTGCATAAACTCTTCTATTTAATATTGTAGATGTTTTAAATCCTGTATTAGCCTCACCTATGACAGAAGGACCTTCTACGATATATGGTTCTGCTATAGATAAATCAGTTATACCATCAGCTATAAATCTATCTGTACTCGCCCAACCTGCTATAGGCCATGTCCATTGTTTATCACTATTTAATGTGTATGGAAATAAAAATTGATATGTACTACTACCAGCATAACGTAATCCTTTTGCAAAATCTACTTCTGCTAATAAATATTTTACTCCTATATTAGTAGAATTATCAACAGCAACACCTTCTTGAAATCCGTCCATTAAGGCATAGTATATTTTAAATCCAGAATATCTAGGATCTTTATCGCCCATACGACCTGTTAATCCAAAATATAATTTTTGTGCTACATCTGTACTGCTTCCTCCTACAGATACATGTTGATATACATTACCTAAATATACTGCAACAGACTCTGATTTATTTGTATCGCTATCATAATTAGAATATACTTTAGATGC